CCAAGCTAAACTAGAAGAAAAATATGGCAAGGTATCTGTAAACATTCAAGACGGAACTTACGAGCCTATAGAAGACAAACAAGAAGTTACAGAAAAATAATTATGGAAATCCGCAAGATTTCTATTGGGGCAGACTATAAGTCTAGTGCTATGCACTATATAGTAGGTCAATATATTCTTAACGGAACTCATACAATACACTTAATAGATTACAAAAAAGAAACTGAGTCTTTTGTTGTATGGATACAAAAAGGAGACGAGGTTTTTGCATGGAAAGAGTTCAATAAAAACATACCTGTCTCTATTGAGTATAATATAAATTTCTAATGAAATCTCCATTTTTTTTCCTTATAAAACCCAAAGGAGAAGCTTACAATAATGAGATAGAATTAGCAGGAGAAAAAATAATTATAAACTCTACTGTAGAAAACCACATCAATGTAAATAGGTTTGCTGAAGTAATACAATGTCCTTATACTTATAAAGGAAAAATTAAACCTGGAGACACATTAATTGTTCATCATAATATTTTTCGTATTTATTATGATATGAAGGGAAGACCTAGAAAATCCCCAAATTATTTTAAAAATAACATATATTTTATAGACCCATATCAGTTTTACCTGTATCATGATTGTGAACATTGGAATGCTGTTGGTCAATATTGTTTTGTAAAACCTATTGAAAAAGAAAATTCTTATCTTTATGAAGAAGGTTCTGAAAACCACACAGGTATAATTAAATACTCTAACAACACTCTTGATAAATTAGGTGTAAAAAAAGGAGATAAAGTTAATTTTACAAAGGATAGTGAATATGAGTTTCAAATAAACAATGAAACTTTATATAGAATGAGGACTATTGATATATGTACTGTTCTAAATTGATTATGAAAGATATAAATGATATTAAAAAAAGAATTATAAAAGCAGGTCATGAAGCTGTAAATCAACTTATAAGAGTTGCAGAAGAAGAAATTATTAAACCAGACCCTGAAGATGAATTAGCTGCAGATAGATTAAAAAATGCAGCGGCTACCAAAAAGTTAGCAATATTTGATGCTTTTGAAATACTAACAAGAATAGAAGAAGAAAATAGTTATATTGAGAATAAACCATTAGAAAAAGAAAACAAAACTTTTAGTGGTTTTGCTGAAAGAAGATCGAAGTAATGTATGAACAAACTTTATATTCTGTATTAAAAGATGTAATTCCTACTAAGGTTTTAAAATCAAAAAACAAATCGAAGTCATGGAAATATGGTTATAATAAAGAGTATGATATTATTATAATAAGCAAAACAGGTCAAATAGGACAAGTATATTCAATTCAAGGCTTAATTATTGCATTACCTAAAGAAGAAGATGTTGCTAACACAAAAAAATGGACTAGGCAAGAGTATCCAAAAGAATTAAAAAGAATTAATAATATATTTGATTGGAGAGATTTACCTGATGATTTTAAAAATAAATGGCACAATTACATAGATAATGAGTTTAAAAAGCGTGAAGAAGGTTATTGGTTTACTAACAAAGGCATTCCTACTTATATTACTGGCTCTCACTATATGTACTTGCAGTGGACCAAGATTGATGTTGGGAAGCCAGACTTTCGAGAAGCAAACAGATTATTCTTTATTTTTTGGGAAGCGTGTAAAGCAGATCAAAGGTGTTATGGAATGTGCTATCTCAAGAACAGACGTAGCGGTTTTTCGTTTATGGCATCCGCAGAGACAGTTAACTTGGCAACCATATCTTCCGATGCACGGTACGGGATATTGTCCAAATCTGGAGCCGATGCTAAAAAGATGTTCACAGATAAGGTGGTACCAATATCGATCAATTATCCATTCTTTTTCAGACCCATCCAAGACGGTATGGATCGCCCCAAGACAGAACTCGCGTACAGAGTACCCGCTTCGAAATTTACACGAAAGAGACTCGAGTCTAACACCAAAGTTCAAGAAATGGTCGGACTTGACACCACAATCGATTGGAAAAACACCGGTAACAACTCCTACGATGGAGAAAAACTTTCACTCCTCGTTCATGATGAGGCAGGAAAATGGGAAAAACCCGAAAACATTCTTAATAACTGGAGAGTCACGAAAACCACTCTTAGACTTGGATCGAAAGTAATAGGAAAGTGCATGATGGGCTCTACATCTAATGCTTTAGATAAAGGAGGGGAAAATTTTAAAAAACTCTACAATAATTCTAATGTCTTAGAAAGAAATAAAAACGGTCAAACACAATCTGGTTTATATAGTTTATTTATTCCTATGGAATGGAATTTTGAAGGTTATATTGATGAGTATGGATATCCTGTATTTGACACTCCAGAAGAAGATGTATTTGATAATGCTGGAGATATAATTGATACAGGTGTTTTAGATAGTTGGGATAATGAAGTAGAAGGTTTGAAAAATGATTCAGATGCTTTAAATGAGTTTTATAGACAGTTTCCTAAAACAGAATCTCATGCTTTTAGAGATGAATCTAAAAATACAATATTCAATCTTAGTAAGATATATGAACAGATAGATTACAATGATTCTTTTGCAATTAAAAGTAATATTTATAGAGGTAATTTTTATTGGAAAAATGGTGAAAGAGATAGTGAAGTTATTTGGGCTCCAGATAATAAGGGTAGGTTTTTTGTTTCATGGATACCTTCAGGTCAAATTATGAACAATGTAATACAAAGAGGGAACTTAAAACTACCAGGAAATTTACATATGGGAGCTTTTGGGTGTGACTCTTATGATATATCAGGTACTGTGGGAGGTGGTGGTTCTAAAGGTGCTTTACATGGTATGACTAAGTTTCATATGGATGATGGCCCTACAAATAGTTTTTTTCTTGAGTATATATCAAGACCTCCTACTGCAGAAATTTTTTATGAAGATGTGTTAATGGCTTTACACTTTTACGGAATGCCTATATTGGTAGAAAACAACAAACCAAGATTATTGTATTATTTAAAAGAAAGAGGATATAGAAGATTTTCCCTTAACAGACCTGATAAACACAGAAATGCCTTGTCGAAATCAGAGAAAGAGTTAGGAGGCATACCCTCTTCTCAAGCTGTAATATCTGTACATGCTGAAGCTATAGAAGGTTATATTGAAAACCATGTTGGTGTTATTAATGATATTGAAAATCTTGATTATGGTTCTTGTGGAAATTTGTATTTTAACAGAACTTTACTTGATTGGGCTAATTATGATATCAATAATAGAACTAGATTTGATGCTACGGTTAGTTCAGGCTTTGCTATAATGGCAAACCAGAGTAAGCAACGGACAAACATACAAAAACATAATCAAATAAATGTTAACTTTGCAAAATACAGTAACAAAGGTTCTGTTAGCGAAATTATAAAATAAACATGATAAACAAACCAAAGTTCAATTCTGGAAGTGGATTTCCAAATCAATTTGCACCAGATGAAGAAAAAGCTAGTTTAGAATATGGCCTTCGTGTAGGTAGAGCAATAGAGTCTGAATGGTTTTCAAGAGATTACGGAAGTTCTTTATATGGAGAGATACGATCAGAGTTCTTAACTAGGAGATTGTATGCTAGAGGAGAACAGCCTGTTGAGAAATATAAAAATGAATTATCTATTAATGGAGATCTTTCATATTTGAATTTAGACTGGACTCCAGTTCCAATAATTCCAAAATTTGTAGATATTGTAGTTAATGGTATATCTAATAGATTATACGATATTAAAGCGGAAGCAGTTGATCAGTTTTCTACTATTGAAAGAGATAATTTCAGAAATGAATTAAGAGCAGACATGATGGCGTATGAGCCATTGAAAATTATAAAAGACAATACAGGTGTAAATGCTTTTAACTTTGAAGAATCTGTAATTCCTAAATCTGACGAAGAGCTTGATCTTTATATGAACTTAAGATACAAGCAAGGTGTAGAGGTTGCTCAAGAGACAGCTCTTAAAACAATTCTAGAAATTAATGACTATGAAGAAATTAAAAGAAGAATAGATGAAGATAATGTTGTTTTGGGATTATCTGTACTTAAACACGATTTTGACATACATGATGGAGTTAAGGTAGAATATGTAGATCCTGTAAATTTTGTTTATTCACAAACTGAAGATCCAAATTTTAGAGATTGTTATTATTTTGGAGAAGTAAAATCTGTACATGTATCTGAATTAAAAAAGATAAATCCATATTTAGAGCAAGAGGAGTTAGAACAAATAGCTAAAACAGCTTCAAGATATGATGGTTATAGAAGTACACAAAATTTAACATCACAAAGTGGATTAGATAAATCAAACGTTTCTTTATTATATTTTTCATATAAAACCGATAAAGAGATTGTATATAAAATTAAAGATGGAAGTAATGGTGGTAAAAAAGCGTTAAAGAAGGATGCTTCTTTTAATCCACCAAAAACAGAACAAGCTAGATTTAAAAAAGTAGCAAGAAGAATAGATGTTTGGTATGAGGGTGTGATGGTTTTAGGAACAAATACTTTGTTAAAGTGGGAGATGATGAAAAACATGGTTAGACCTAAATCGTCTTTTCAAAAAACTATACCTCCATATATTGCGTCTGCAATAAAAATGTCAAAAGGAAGAATAGACTCTTTGGTTAAAAGAATGATGCCTTTTGCAGATCAGATACAATTAGTCCATTTAAAACTACAACAAGTTGTTTCTAAAATGATACCAGATGGTGTCTTTATTGATGCAGATGGATTAAACAGTGTTGATTTGGGTAATGGTGCTTCCTACAACCCTTCTGAAGCATTATCGATGTATTTTCAAACAGGTTCTGTAATTGGACGTAGTTATACAGAAGACGGTGAATTTAATAACGCTAGAGTGCCTATTCAAGAATTAACAAGTTCAGGTTCTAATGCAAAAATATCTAGTTTGATCAATATGTATAATTACCAACTTAGTATGATTAGAGCTGTTACAGGAGTCAATGAGGCTAGAGATGGAAGTAAACCAGATCAGTACGCATTAGTGGGAATACAAAAGCTAGCTGCATTAAATAGTAATACTGCTACAAAACATATTGTTCAATCAGGTTTGTTTATTACAAGGAAATTATGTCAAGCTTTATCTTATAGATTATCTGATATTTTACAGTTTTCAAATTTTGCTGATGATTTTGCAAAAATGATTGGTAAGAATAATTTTAAAATATTAAATGATATAAGAACTTTACATTTACATGATTTTGGAATATTTATAGAGTTAGAGCCAGATGAAGAAGAAAAACAACTTTTAGAGCAAAACATACAACAATCTATACAGGCACAAAAAATAGATTTAGATGATGCTATAGATATTAGACAGGTTAATAATTTAACACTAGCTAATACCCTTCTTAAAATAAAGAAACAAAGAAAGGAACAAGAAGATATGAAAAGGCAACAAGCTAATATGCAAATGCAAACTCAATCTAATGTTCAATCTACACAAGCCGCTTCTCAATCGAGAATGCAGGAGTCACAAATGAAGCTTCAAGGAGAGTCACAGTTGGAACAATTAAAAAGTCAATTGGATTTACAAAAAATGAAACAAGAAGCTGAAATCCAAAAAGAAATGCTTCAGTTGAAATATCAGTTTGAATTACAGTTAAAGCAAATGGAGTCAGAGAACTTTAAAAACAAAGAATCTTTTAAAGAAGATAGGAAAGACAAGAGAACTGAAAAGCAAGCAACACAACAAAGTAAGATGATTGCTCAAAGAAAACAAGATTTACCTCCTACAAACTTTGAAGAACAAGAGGAAGAAGCACAAGACCCTATGGCTAATTTACTACAAAACATGGATCAAAAAAACATACTATAAATTTAGTATTTTTGTATAAAAATTTAATTTAATTTATTATGAGTGAAGAAATCAAAGCAAAAGTCATTGAAGATAATTCAAATGACGTAGATTTTAAGATAAATCTACCTTCTGCAAAAAAGGAAGAACCTGCAGAAGAAGTGAAAGATGAAGTTGTTGAACAAGAACAAAAAGAAGTTCAAGAAACTGAAACAGAAGCTAAAGAAGAGGTTAAAGAAGAAATAACTCAGGAGTCTGAACCTGAAGAAAAAAAAACAGAAGAAAAAATATCAAAAGAAGATGTAATCAATCAGTATTTGTCTGATAAGTATAAAATTGATTTAGATTCTTTAGATAACGTTCTTAAAAATAATGAAAAAAAGCAAGAGCTTCCAAAAGAAGTAGAAAACTATCTTGAGTATAAGAAAGAAACAAAAAGAGGTTTAGATGATTATGTTAAGCTACAGCAAAACATAGATGATGTAAACGAGGAAAATTTACTTAGAAATTACTATAAGGAAAATAATCCTGGTCTTGATGATTCTGATGTAGACTTTTTGATTAACGAAAAGTTTGCTTATACAGAAGACAGTGACAATGAATATGATATAAAGAAGAAAACTCTAGCAAAAAAGCAAGAATTATTTAAAGCTAAAGAGTATTTTAATAATTTAAAGGAGAAATACAAAACTCCACTTGAGTCAAGTGACGAGAATGTGCCAGAAAATTATAAAGAAGCTTTCAAGTTTTTCAATAATTATAAAGAAGAGTCAGCAAAGCAAGAAAAAGCAACGCAAACTCAACGTGAGGTTTTTCAAGAAAAGACTAACAAGTTTTTTAATGATGAGTTCAAAGGTTTTGAATTTAATTTAGGAGACAGTAAGCTTACTTATAAACCTAAAGATGTTAATGAAATTGTAAATAAAAACAGCGATTTAACAAACTTTATAAACAAACACGTTGACGAAAACGGATTGCTTAAAGATGCTGGTAAATATCATACAGCTCTTTCTATGGCTATGAACCCTGAAAAGTATGCTAAGTTCTTTTATGAACAAGGTAAATCGGATGCGGTTAATGAAGTTGTAAAAGACGGAAAAAACATAGAAATGTCTGTAAGAAATAACGTTGATTCTTCAAAAAGCGGAACTCAATTCAAAGTATTGCAAGATACGGCGAGTTTTAGTTCTGGATTAAAAATTAAAAAACGTTAAACATTAAAAAAAATTATTTAAAATGGAACAATCGATTAATTTTGCTAACGGCTCAATAGGCGGTAGCACATCATTGACACCAGCACCAGGTAAGGCGTTAGGAAACTCTAACTACCTTAGTAATGCTGATTACACATTCGCACAACAATATCTTCCAGATTTATATGAAAAAGAATTTGAAAGATATGGAAACAGATCTATCGCTTCTTTCTTAAGAATGGTAGGCGCTGAGATTCCTTCAAGCTCTGACTTAATTAAATGGAGTGAGCAAGGAAGATTACATATTCAAGCTTCTGGTACTATTACAGACTTAGATACTATTGCTGTAACAGGACATAGCTTTAGAGTTAATCAAACTATTATTGTTTCTAAATCAGGATCTCAAGCTAAAGCTTTAATTACAGCAGTAGCAACTGATTCTATTGACGTAGCTACTTTTGCAACTAAAGATTTATTACACGTTGCAGGTACTGACGGAAACGGACCTTTTGATGCAGCAGATGCTGTAACAATTTTCGTTTATGGTTCTGAATTTAAAAAAGGAACAAACGGAATGGACGGATCTCTTGAAGCTGATTTTGAAGCTAAAGAAAACAATCCAATCATCATTAAAGATAAGTACGAAGTAAGCGGATCTGAAATGGCACACGTTGGGTGGGTAGAAGTAAGCACTGAAAACGGAGCAAACGGATACTTATGGTATTTAAAATCTGAGCATGAAACTAGATTAAGATTCGAGGATTACCTAGAGACTTCAATGGTTGAAGGTGAACCAGCTGCTTCTGGATCTGGAGCTTTAACTGCAGGTTACAAAGGTACAAAAGGTCTTTTCTACGAAATCGAAAACAATGGTAACACATCAAGTGGAGATATCGGAGACAGAACTGATCTTGAAAACATTGCTAAAGTTCTTGATAAAGAAGGAGCAATTCAAGAAAATGTATTATTTGTAAACAGAGATACATCTTTTAAAATCGACACAGTATTAGCTGCTCAAAACAATAGTGGAGCATCTACTTCTTCTTATGGTTTATTCGATAATGATGAAGATATGGCTTTAAATCTTGGATTTACAGGATTTAGAATCGGATATGACTTTTATAAGTCTGACTGGAAATACTTAAACGACGCTACTACTAGAGGTAATATTGGTGGAGTTGATGGTATTTTAGTTCCTGCTGGGACAACTACTATTTACGATCAAGTATTAGGAGAAAATGCAAAAAGACCTTTCTTACATGTAAGATATAGAGTCTCTCCTACTGAAGACAGAAAATACAAGTCTTGGGTAACTGGATCTGCTGGTGGTGCATCTACATCAGATAAAGACAATATGGAAGTTCATTTCTTATCAGAAAGAGCTTTATGTACAATGGGAGTTAACAACTTCATGTTGATGCAATAATAACAAATGGGGAGGGGCTTGTCTTCTCCCCTTTTTTTAATCTAATTAAATTTTAATAAAATGGCAATACAAACAAAAAACACAGGATATTCTGTAATTCTACCTAAACTAGAAAGAAAACAAAGAATATTTATTTTAAAAGGTGACAAGACACCTATAAGACATATGATTAATGTAAAACATACGTCTTCTAAACCCCTAACATATTTTGACGGACAGCTTAATAGAGCTTTGAGATGGGCTACGAACCAAATATCTCCTTTTGTTGATGAACAAGACGGAATAGCTACTATTGAACCTATTACATTTAAAGACGGTAAATTAATTGTACCAGATTATAACCTTAATCTTCAAAAGTTTTTATTAATTCACCCTGATTTTAATAAAAGGTATTATGAGTTTGACCCAGAAAAAGACGCACAAGAAGATGTGCAAGACATGGTTTCATCATTAGATGCACAAGTTGCGGCAAAAGATATGGATATAAATGACCTAGAAGCAATAGCTAGAGTTGTTTTAAAAAATAAAAACTTAATATCAAGAATGACTTCTTCTGAACTTAGAAGAGACATGATTATATGGGCTAGAAATAACTCATCTGAATTTATGGATCTTTTAAATGATGAAAACTTAAAGCTTAGAAATATAGCTGTAAGAGCAGTTGAAATGAATGTTTTACATATTAAATCAGACAATAGAACTGTAGTATGGGGAGATAACAAGAAAGAAAAAATTATTGTTGTTCCTTATGGTGAAAACGTTTATTCTGCTTTAGCAGTGTATTTTAAGACTGATGAAGGTCTTGATGTATTACAAAATATTACAAACAAATTGTAATATCCTTAGTTATTTTTATATGCAAAGAAAAGAGGCCTGAGATATGACCTCTTTTTTTTTATTACTTTTGTAAAAAATATATCCTATGATAAATAGCGTAAGAAACACAGTTTTATTTCTGTTGAATAAAGACAATCGAGGATACATTGCTCCTTCTGAATTTGATTATTTTGCAAAACAAGCTCAGTTAGAAATATTTGAGAATTATTTTTCTGATTATTCTAGAGCTGTTTTATTACAAAATCAAAGAAAAAGAGCTTTGGGATATGGAGATAGTGTCGTACAAATACAAAACAAAATAGACCTTTTTGCAACAAGTGCAACTTTACAGTATACTGATGTAGGTTCTGTAAGTGTTGGTGGTGAAGATGATTATTTTTCTTTTCCATCAAATTTATACAAGCTTATTAATTTAACTTATAATGGAAAGGTATTACAAGAGATACCAAAACACAAGTTTGATATGATTGTGAACAGCAATCTTAGCTCACCAACTGTTACTTATCCTGTATTCAAAAGAGAAGGCGTAAAGGTTTTTGCAAGACCTTTAAGTATTTATTATACAGCCTCAACTCCACAGAATTCTGAAATAGCTTTAAAATGTAATTATATCAAAAAACCATCAGATCCGCATTGGGGTTATAATACTATTTCATCAGATCCTGTTTATAACAGTGATACTTCTGTTGATTTTGAAATATCAAGCTCCGATGAGACAGAGCTAGTAATAAAGATATGTAAGTTTGCAGGTCTGAGTATAAGAGAAAAAGAAGTATTAGAGGTTACCAATGCTATAGAAACTCAAGAATTTCAAAAACAAAACACTTAATTAGATGCCAAAAATAGGACAAAGCATAACGCAAAGAGAATATTACCAAAATAATGGTAGCGACCCTTCAAGTGAAAACTGGGGAACTTATCAGTATTTGTTGTTAGAAGACATAATTAATAATTTTTTATTAAGTTATGTAGGAGACGACAAGGTAATTAACAAAGTAGATAGAAACGAGGTTGTATTTCACGCTAAAAGGGCTATACAAGAGCTTAATTATGATGCTCTAAGAGAGGTGGTCGGATTTGAAATTCAAGTGCCTGAAACGCTTAAGGTTCATTTGCCGCATGATTTTGTTAGTGCAGCAAAAATATCCTATGTAGGAGACGATGGAATGACACACCCTATTCCACAAAATTACAATTCTAAAATTACAGATTCATATTTACAAGATAATTCTGCTAGTAGAAATATTTTAATGGACAATGATGGTAATGCTTTAAAAGGTACTGCTATAATTGAAGATAATTGGAAAGCTAACACAAATGACAAGTTAACTGAACCAGACTCTTATGCTTTAGGGAAAAGATTTGGTATAGATACAGGTTCTGCTAATCATAATGGAAGTTATCTGATAGACAAAAACAAGGGTTATATATTATTCAGCTCAAACTTAAAAGATAAAAACATAATTATTGAGTATGTTTCTGATGGTTTATATGGTTATGCTGATAGTGAAATAAAAGTACACAAACTTGCAGAGACTTTTATGTATGATTATTTGCAATCTACTATTTTAAAATCTAAGTTTGGTGTTCAGGAGTATATTGTTAGAAGAGCTCAAAAACAATCTTCTGCTTCTTTAAGAAATGCAAAAATAAGACTGAATACTATAAAATTAAGCGAACTAACTCAGATATTAAAAGGAAGAGATAAGTGGATTAAATAATATGAAATTAAGTAGTAATTTTTCAAAAGGAAAACTCAACAAAGATGTTGACGAAAGGTTAGTCCCAAAAGGGGAATATACTGATGCCTTAAATATTCGTGTTTTAAACTCTGAAGGTTCCGATGTTGGAGCTGTAGAGAATGAAAAAGGTAACACAAAACTAACTTTTAATTCAGAGTCAGACAATCCTATGTGTATTGGATCTGTTTCTGATGAAGCTAATGAAAAAATATATTGGTTTGTTGTTAATGATTCAGGACACTCTTTTATATATGAATATGATGTTATAAAAAAATTTAGTGCAGTTGTATTAGCTGACACAAGATCTGGTGATGATCAAGTTTTAAATTTTAATAAATTAAATAAGATTACAGGTATAGATGTAATTTACAATATAGTATCTAATAAAAATTTATTATTGTTTACTGATGGTATAAATCCCCCAAGAAGTATAAGTATTGAAAGAGCTAAAGGTTATGGAACAAATAATTTTGATGAAGACGATATAAATCTTTACAAAAAACCACCAAGAAACGCACCTACAGTTTCACCTTATAATACGCCTAAAATAGACGAAAACTCTGTTAAAGAGAGGTTTTTTTCATTTGCGTATAGATATAAGTATTTGGATGGAGAGTATTCTGCATTATCTGCTTTTTCTAATTATCAATTTATTCCTGGTAATTTTGATCTAGATTTTAGCACCATGGAAAATAAAGCTATGGTTAATGTGTTTAACGCATATAGAATCAAGTATAACACGGGTGATAAAAGAGTCACAGATATTCAAATATGTTTTAAAAACCCAAAAGAGGGTATTGTTTATGTTATAGATAACATTAATAAAAAAGAAAATTATTTTGTAGATAATGTTGAAAAAACAATTTCATTCAGTAATAAAAAAATATATAGAGCATTACCTAAAGATGAAATAAATAGAATATTTGATGATGTACCTCTTACTGCAAAAGCTCAAGAGTTTATAGAAAATAGATTAGTTTTTGGAAACATTACCAGTCAGTATGATTTGCTAGAAAATGAAGCTGATACAAATGTAATTAGAATTGATTATAAGGCAGAAAAAGTATCATCTCCTCAAGAAGGAACAGAAGGTACTACAAGTATTGATAATACAGAAAGGAAACTAACTTTAGACCTTACAAATAAGTCTTTAAGTAAAGGGTCATATCTTTTGATCGGAGCAGATTTAGCTTCTGATGAGGCAGGAAGCTCCCCAAATACATATTTTGACGGAACTTTTACTGGAAACAACGCTATACAACTAAGCAAAACATATTCAAGTGCGAGTGAATTAGCAAGCTCTGATGATTTTGTAGAGCTTCTTACATATCTTACAGGTAACTTTGTTCAAAATGTAAGTTCAACTCCACCACCAAATAATTCTACAACAAGTTATGGAGAGTTTTCTGTAGATTCTTCAACTTCTACGAGTATAGTCTTACTAGCTCCATCTATAATTTACGTTGATTCAAGTTCTACATCTTTTACAGAAAACTTTGAGTTTCAAAGTGAATCTTTGTACACATTAAGACCTTCAACTAATAATTTATCTTTAAAAAGTAATAGAAGCTATGAGTTTGGCTTAGTTTATTTAGATAAATATGGTAGATACTCAACCATTATACCAACTACAAGCACTGTAGGAAACGATTCTTCTGAAATATTTGTACCTGTTGAAAATGCTGTAGACATAAATTCTGCAAAACTCACTGTAAATAACAAAGCTCCGTATTGGGCAGATAGATTTAAATTTTTTATAAAAACAAATAGAAATTTACACTATAACATATATAGTACGTTTTACTACGAAGATGGTTTATATAGATGGATTTTACTTAGTGGTAATAATATTGGTAAAGTAGAGGAAGGCACTAATTTGATTGTTAAATCTGATGACAATGGCCCATTGAACAGAGAGGTAAAAGTAAAAGTTTTAGAAGTTTCACACAAAACTAAATTAGATGAAGAGGTTAAAAGATATGATGGAGATGATGCTGATGAGGGCTGGATTGAAGGTAATAAAGATGCTTTTGATAATCCTATAAAAGAAAGACCAGGCGTTTACATGAAAATAAAACCTGTTGGATTTTCTATGGATTTTAACCCATATAATTATGCAGAGTACGAAGGAAGCGATAGAATTCCTTGGGGTCTTTTTAGTTCATCTAATCAAGGGTTTGCTAACGTAACATTACCTGAAAAAGATGAGTTTGGATTAGCACAGTATTTAGATGGATCCAATTATGTTAATTTGAACATAACTAAAGGTAGTATTATCAATATTAAATTTGATGCTTGGGAAAGACAAGATGCCGAAGGCGATGATTCTAAGTATTATGAGAAAGAATTTATAGTTTCGGGTGACTATACAGGAGACGCCACTACATCAGGATTTGAAAAGTTTATAATAGAAGAAACGGCTTGGGAAAAACCAGTAGGTGAAACTTACTATACTGATAAAGATGAACAGTTTTATTTAACATTTAGTAAGACAGGGTCAGGGTCTGCAACTAGACACAGAGTTAATGTACAAACTACTGAGTACACTAGACAAACAGAAACAGGGTTTTTAGATGCTAAAATAAACCTTATGTTAGTTGAAGGTATTACAATATTTGAAACAGATCCTGAAGATTTAGATAGTGATGTTTACTATGAAACAGAACAAACCTTTGATATTGTTAATGGTTTTCATGTGGGTAACACACAAACACAAACTTCTTCAGCTCCTGGAATATGTGATTTAACTATTGGTAATTGTTTTTCTTTTGGAAATGGTGTAGAAAGTATACAAATTAGAGACGAAAGATTATCTCCTTTTTATGATTTAGATTATAGACCTAATTTAGCGTTACTTGATGGATATAAAAGGGTTTATTTAAAAAACACTTTAATATATTCACAAAAATATAATGCTGAGACAAGTTATAACTCCTTGAATGAATTTAATTCTTCAAGAGGTATTAAAAAAACATTAGACAGTAAGTTTGGGTCTATACAAAAACTTTTTTCTAGAGAAACAGATTTAATTGTTTTTCAGGAGGATAGAGTTTCTAAAGTTTTGTTTGGAAAAGCTTTGTTATACAACACAAGCGGTCAAGCTTCGCTACAAAAAATAGAGGATGTATTAGGGCAAGATGTACCTTTTAGTGGGGAGTATGGTATTTCACAAAACCCAGAAAGTTTTAGCTACTATGCAGGAAGAATGTATTTTGCAGATTCTTCTAGAGGGGTAGTATTAAGACTTTCTCAAGATGGAATAACTCCTATATCTTATTTTGGACTTAAGTCTTACTTTAAAAACAATTTATTTGAATATAAAAATTCATTTAATATAGGTGGTTTTGATCCAAAGCATCATCAATATGTATTATCAATGAATCAATCTCCATTTGGAGTTGTAAATGATCAGTTTGAATGTGATTCAATACTTTCTAGAAACTTTACAGAAGCTTCAGAAACTTACACATATGAATTAAATGCAGAATCTGCAGGAAATGTTACTGTGGCTTACGTTGCTGGGGGAACTTTTAATGCAGTAGTTACAATAAACGGAGTAACAACAAGCAATAATTCTTTAACAGGATCTGGTAACTTTACTGTTGCTTTTTCTGATTCAGATATTGCAGCAAACAGAAAAGCCACTGTAGTTTTAACTTCTGTATCTGCAGGAAATGTTCAGTTAACACATTCTTGTCCAGTAGTGGCTACAAGAAAAGTTACTATTATAGTAGTCAACGACCCGGCTGAAGAAAGTGAATCTATTATTAACAGATATAAAGTAGGTTCTAGATCATATTACTTTGATGAGGATGTCTTTGATTCTTCTGGTGTTACTAGAAACGAAAGTTTTACAGAAGCTAAGGGTTCAGAATATGTTCCTAATAATGGAGAATCAATAACAATGTCTTCTTTAAAACAAAAAGGATATCATACAGGAGATTTTAACACATGTAATAGATTAGGCTATTTAGTCTCGTCTTCTTCTAATCTAACTGTGGATAATATAATAGCAGCTGCTACTTTCCCTACAGTTACAAAAACTGATTTAGCTGATTCTGAAGATAACAGTATTACGTTTACATTTACTGAAAGTTCATCGACAGATAATTTATATTTAGTATTTGATTATATTGACGTATTACCAACGGTAGTTGACGATACTGTTACAGGATTAGCTAATAATGCTTCTACTACAATTAATGTTTTATCTAATGATACCGTTTCAGGTACTCATACAGTTACAATTCATTCATATCCATCTTTTGGGTCAGTGATTGTGAACGCTGATAAAACTATAACATATGATCATGATGGATCTGCAACAACCTTTGATTCGTTTCAGTATAAAGTTACAAAGGAAGGAGCTTGTTCTGCTATAGCTACTGTTGAAATAGGTATACTTGCTTCTGGTGGTGGAGGTGGTAACACAGGGCCATATCCAGTAACTTTAGAGTACGGTAGTATAAGTTGTGCTTCAGTTTGTAGTAATTTTCCAGGAGGAAACTCAGGAACATTTTATGTAGATGTGGGTAGTGCTCAATCTGGAGGTGTATTTGCAATATCTTCAAAGATATATACTGATTCGGATGGTAATAATCCTGCTCCTGCGTATTTTTATACTGATGGAACAGATTGTAGACCAGTATCAGGACAAGGTGATTTAGGTGTAACAACAGGATGTAGTTAATTATGGCAACAACAATAACATTTGACGAAATAAACAATGCATGGACATCATTTCATTCTTATGAACCAGAATGGATGGAGAGAATAGGTAATAGTTTTTATTCATTTAAAAACGGAAACTTATACTTGCATGACGATAATGACACAAGAACTAATTTTTATGGAACAAGTTATGGTTGTCATGTAGAGTTTTCTGCAAACGACGGACCCTCTGATATAAAGCTTTTTAAAGCTGTTTCATTAGAATCAAACGACACAAGTTGGTTTGCTACTTTAGATACAGAATTAGAGCAAGGAGCTATAGGTTCTAGTAGTGACTTGAAGTTTCAAGATAAAGAAGGTATTAAGTATTCTTATATTAGAAGATTATCAGGAGATACATTAAATTTTTCAGAACTATCTATACAAGGATTAGGTAATTTACAATCTATACCTTCGTCTAACAACTATACTTTTTCAAACGCTATACCAAATCAAGTACAGTTTAGCGATCCAGATACAAACGCTGGAGGAGATAGCTTGTATTTCAATGATGGGGCAACAAAACTTGTTGGAGTTATTGATACTGTTTCAGACAAAACTATTACTACAGTATCGTCTACAAACGTACCAAGTGTAAATGATTTTTGTTTTGTTGTTAAAAATCCAGAGTCAGAATCTTTTGGATTAAGAGGATATCACGCTAAAATAAAACTAACAAACAATTCTACAAGTTTCGTGGAGCTATATGCTGTTAATTCAGAAGTTATAAAGAGCTACATGTAATTTTTGTATATTTGTATAATTAAAAAAAAACTATGTTTACAACACTGGGACTTATAACTGGAGCTGCAGGAGCTATAAAAGGATTTATGGGTGGAGCTCAGATGTCTTCAGACGCAAGAAAAGGCTTAAAAAACTTTGAATATCAGGATTTAAGTCAAGGCGCTTTTGACACTCTCAAACCTTCTTTAAAACAAGAACAATTTGCTTTACAACAAATAGGACAACAAAGATCAGGTCTTGTTGATGTGGCTGCAGGATTATCTGCAAGTGATGCTATGGCACTATTAGGAGCTGGTGAAGAACAGATAGGGCAGAAAGAGTTAAATCTTTTAAATAAAATGATTGAAAAAGAGTCTCAATTTGATGTGATGAGAGGACAAGACTTTCAAAGAAGAATGCAAATGCAGGAAGCTAGAGATCAGCAAGAGTTACAAACTTTAAGTCAACAACTTATGGCAGGAGAATCTCAACAAGCACAAGCTATACAAGGACTTGGTCAAATAGCCACGGCATACGGAGTGGCTGAACAAGCAAAAGCAGCACAAGACGGAGATAAAGACCCAGAAAAAAAATTCAGAGAAACAGATTTAGGAGGCTTATTATTGGGAAAGAATAAAGGTGAAGGTTTAGTGGGAGGTTTTGGATCTGGAAAAGGTTTATTAGGGCTTTTAGGAAAAGGTGGCAAAGGTTTGTTTGGACTGATTAGAGGGTTGTTTTAAAATAATAAAAATAATATGGCATACAGAGGAGGAGCATTAGTAAAACAAGTACAAGTAGATTACGGA